GACGGCGATATTGTTACGGCAGTTGATGAGTTTGTTAGTCATGATACGCAAGATTTTATCAATAATTTAACGCGGTTTGGTACGCTAGACATCACCATTTATCCAGACGCAAGCGGTAACAGTAACCGCACCAACGCCGCAGAATCAGACATTGCAATGATACGCCGCGCAAGATGGACGGTTAAGCACATGTCTACAAATCCAGCTGTGCGAGATAGGATAAACGCGGTAAATGGGCTATTGAGTCATGACCGATTTAAAGTAAACGCGGATAAATGCCCAGAACTCGCAACGGCACTAGAGTCACAAGGCTACACAGACAAAGGCGAGCCAGAGAAGTTCACTACGCACCCCGCTATTGATGATCGAAACGACTGCGCATCATATTGTTTGGCATTTTTATACCCGATTCGCATCGAGCGACCCGCGCCACCTCAACACACACACAGGAGTCACGCAACATCATGGCAAAGCTAAATTACAACAGATTTTAATCAGTGAGATTAAGGCACGATAATGATAGATTTAAATTCATACCCTCAGAATACATATCCTCAGCACGACAATAATCCGCCATTTTTTATAAAAATAGGATTTTCAATAGACGGAAAAATGCAATATATAGATACTAAGTTATTGCAAGATGCAGCAACAACCGATTTAAAAAATATGGCTTTTATTGATGTTTTAAGACAATTGACAAGAGAAAATAATGGAAACTAAAGCCACCGACAAAGCCACCGACACCGACGAAAAGCTAATCCAACGCGCAAAACAACGTTTCACCGCATCAATGAGTGAAGAGAGCGAACAGCGGGACGAAATGTCCCGTGATTTGAAGTTTGTGCGCTTAGGCGGCACGCATCAATGGGATGATGCAGCGGTTAGTTCTCGCACGATGGTAGGGCAGGAGCGTCCGATACTTACCATCAATCGGATTGCAGCATTCAATAATCAGGTGATTAATGAAATTCGCCAAAACCGACCGGCTATAAAAATCCGCCCTTGTGATGACCACGCAGACGTTGAAACAGCAGAGATTTTCCAAGGTGTCATTCGCAACATTGAAAGTCAGTCAAATGCTGGTATCGCTTACGAAACCGCAGCGGCAAGCATGGTAGATTGTGGACTAGGCTATTTTCGCATTATCCAGCAATACATCACTAGCGACGCATGGGAACAAGAACTAGTCATTAAGCGCGTGCATGACATTTTCAAAGTAGTTTTTGACCCTAACAGCTCAGAGCCAGACGGTAGTGACGCAAGGTGGGCAGGAATCATGGAAGAAATTCCACGCGATGATTTTGATGAGCAATACCCGAAAGAATCCGCGGGGTGGGATGCAAGCGGCGTATTAGACAGCGACTGGACAAACAAAAAAATCGTTCGTATTTTTGAATACTTTGAGAAAAAAGAAACGCCTGAAAAAATCCATGTTTTGATTGATGGGCGCGTTGTTTGGGATAGCGATCTCAAAGAGGGCGATGAAATCGAAGACAGCCGCAAGTCGAGCAAAACTAGCATCATGTGGTACAAATTGGGCGCGGATGCTGTGCTTGAAAGTACAGAGCTACTGATTACCTCGATTCCCATTATTCCATGTATCGGTAACGAGGTGTGGACGGACGGAAAGCGCACTATTTACGGCTTGACTCGACATGGCAAAAGCCCTCAGCAGCTGTACAATTACCAGTCAAGCTGTGAGGCTGAATATTTGGCTTTATCGCCTTTAAGTCCGTTTATGGCAAGCTTGGAAGCTGTACAAGGGCATGAAAAAGAGTACAAAAACGCAAACCGTTCACCGGCTAGCGTATTATTCTATAACGCTTATGATGACATGGGCAGAGCATTACCAAAGCCTGAGAGGCAACAACCAGCGCAAGTTCCTACTGGCATAGTCAATGCAAAACAAGCAGCGATTGATGACATTAAATCGTCACTTGGCATCTACGACGCAACACTAGGCAACAATCCCAGCGAACAAAGCGGCAAAGCGGTATTGTCATTACAGCGTCAAGCCTCACAAGGAACGTTCCACTATTCGGCAAACATGGCGCGATCAATACGTCAAGCAGGGCGTATTCTTGTTGAATGGATTCCAAAAGTTTACGATACGGCGCGGATTATGCGAATCATCGGTGAAGATGACGAGATTGACCACGTTAAAATTGACCCAGATATGGACGGTGCGAAAGGTGAAATTGAAGACGAACGCGGCGAAATACAGAAAATATACAATCTTTCAGTTGGGCGTTACGATGTTTACGCAGATGTTGGAGCTAGTTACGCAACCAAAAGGCAAGAGTCAGCAGAGTCAATGATGAATTTGGTGCAATCTTACCCAGATATTATGCAAGTAGCCGGTGATTTGATTATCAAAAACCTTGATTGGGCAGGTAGTGACGTAATCAGCGAACGCATGAAAAAGATGTTGCCTCCACAACTTCAAGAGCCAGAAAAGGGACAGCAATCACCCGACCAAGCAGCGCAACAAGCTCAGCAACAAATGGAACAAATGGCTAATCAAATGGAACACATGAGCCAAGAAATAGCACGGCTCAGCGACGACAAAGACATAAAGATTTTGGAACTTTATATTAAACGCTTTGATGCTGAAACCAAGCGAATCAAAACCATTGCTGATATTGAAGCGGGAACAGCACCTGGTATCGAACCAACCACGCTTGAAATCGAAGCGCACGTTAACCAAATGCTAAACGACGAACACGCCCGTGAGCTTGCGATTAATCAAGAGATTCACAAACAGCACATGGACTTAAATCCACCACAACCGCAAATGCAGGAATCGCCACAGCGTGAGGCGACTGAATCAGTACAAGAACCGCAAGCTATTGAACAAGAAGAGGCGATGCAATGATTTTTAAATGTACATTGGTGCGAATAGCAAATGAGCTGGGCGTTGGCTTAGGAGATTTATTGGTACGCTTGCAAACATTTAGACAGACAATCGATGGCGAAACAGCAAACAATATTGTTTTAAATTTTATTGAAACGAGGCAGCTTTTACATACTTATCCGACAGCAAAGGCGGTTATTGAGTTTGAAAAAAAGATTTATGCAGAGAGACCCTGCAAATACCACCAAGATGAAGACAAGAGAATTGCACCAACACCCTGATTATATCGAAGCCGTTGAACTATCCTATTTTTTAGGTGTCATTGATAAAAAAAAGCGTGATGAGTTATTGAAAAAGCGTATAATTAAATCGTCAATAGCTATAAAGTAATAGCGGTGCTGTCTTAATTGTATCAGGCACTTATCCAGATTAGCGGACTGGTTGACTAGCTCAGAAAACGCGGTATGTGTAACCATATCGCGGTTGAGTGAATATCAATGTCGGTTGCAACGACATAACAATTTTATAAAAGCCCGTTTATTGTCTAGTATTGCAACTGCTAGACGGTTTCGGGCTTTTTTATTGGGGAATTGAAAGTGAAAGCACTAATTATCACAGCACTGGTACTATTATCCAGCACAGTCAACGCACAGCTTAATGTGCCTTACGGCTACCAACAACAATACCAGTCACAGCCGGACTGGACGCAACAAAACCGCGATAGACAAGAGCGGCAACAACACGAATTAAACGAGCGGTGGCAACAAGAGCGAGAGTATCAGCAACGCGAGCGTCAAATCCAGCAAGAGCAGCAATTAATTAATGAGTTGAGACGATGAAAATAACACTAGAGTTTGACTATACGCACGAACTAACGGCATTATTAGTTGAGTTGGCAAGCAAGATTGAGCAGCCAGAGCCTTGTGCCGCTCCACGCGAACCAATGACTCCAGCACAAATGCAAGAGGCATTGCGACCAGCGATTAATTCTAAAAGTCCTGAGTCAGCAATATACAAGCGATTCAATGAAGCCCCGATTAGTCACGACACACAAAGGCAACAAAATGACTGAAACCACAGCAGAATACACAGCACCAGAACGCTACACAATTTTAAGCAACGAAGATCCGGCGGAGGCAGTAGAAGTTGAGCAGATACCAGCAAGCGAAGAAGCGGCAGCGGTTGAGTCAGAGCCAGAAGTCGAAAGCGAGGTTGAGCAAACGCCAGAGCAGCGAAAAAAAGATGCTCAAAACCGTATTAGACAGCTTGCTAATGAAAAAAGGGAGTTGGCAAACAAAAACCGTGAGCTAAGTGAGCGATTGGCGGCTATTGAAGCTCAGAAATCACAGCCAATTCAAGGTGAACCTAACCCAGAAGACTATCCGGGTGGAACTTATAATGACAACTATCGCAACGATTTACGCAAGTACGCAAAAGCAGAAGCACTGGCAGAAGTCCAAGCCGAGCATCATCAAAAAACGATAGAAGATGAAAAGCAGAAAGTTATCAAGCGGGAAATCGAGTTTGAACAATCGCACCCCGGATATTCCGATGCAGTCAAATACTTTATGGACGCAGGGATTGCAGACGGTGGCGTAGCAGATGCACTTATTGAGCTCGAAAACGGATTGGATATTGTCTATCAAATTGGCACAAACCCAGACCTGTTTGATGAATTTGAAGCAATGACACCGGCGCAACGGCTGATGAGAATCGGCATGATGTCAGCGCAAAACAGTACAGCACCCACGCAAAAAACCGCAAGAATAAGCCAAGCGGCAAAACCGATTACGCCAGTGTCAGGCGGCAAGGCAGTACTGACGGGTCAAGCCGCGATTGATGCAGCACTTAAGCATAATGCGAATGGGCATATTGACTATGATGCTTACAAAGCGGCGGTTAAGGCGGCTAAGCAATAGCCTATTGACAAAAGCTAATAAATAAAGTAGTTTAACCATATTCGAAGCCTAACGTAATAGGCACTGCTTTACCATCAAACACAGTAAAAAAAGCGTTATCTAGGTTGTCGCGTCCTACTGAGAAATTAACTTTTTTCAATAGGACGCTATCATGCCCAATCAATTACTTACCAACGCAGCAATCACTACCAAGTGTCTTGAGGTTTTAGAAAACCAACTGACATTTTCAAGCCAAATCAGCCGACAATACGATAGCCAGTTTGCAGGATCAGGCGGCAAAATCGGGGCGACTGTAAACGTCCGCAAACCATCACGCTACCAAGTCACAACCGGTCAAGCACTTGTTGTTCAGCCCAGCGTAGAAACCTACACGCCTGTCACTCTGACTAATCAAGATCATGTCGATTTAGGTGCGTCTTCTGTTGATTACACGCTGAATATCAATGACTTTGAAGAACAATTCATCGTTCCGGCAATGGCAGCCCTAGCGAATAAAATCGACTACAACGGCTTGCAAATGGCGTATAAAAATACCTATAACTTTGTAGGCACAGCAGGTCAATTAATCGGCACACCAACAAGCGCACAGGCTTTAATGGCTATCGCACAAGCTGGGCAAAAGCTGGACGAAAACGCTTGTCCACGCGACGGCAAACGTTCTGCGATTATTTCACCAGCAACCAATACCGGCTTGGTGACTGCTAACGCCTCCCTGTTTAATCCGCAAACCAGCATTAGCGATCAATACAAGAATGGGCGTATGGGCTCGAATGTTTTGGGCTTGGATTTTTACGGCGACCAAAACGTACCCATGTTTACCGCTGGTACGCAGAACGCGACGTTCGCAGTTAGCGCAGCGGCTCAAGGTGGTGGTAACACTATTCAAGCGGACGCTACCACAGCATTCACCTTGGCAACGGCAGCAATCACCGGTACGCTAACAGCGGGTACAGTCTTTACGATTGCCGGCGTTTTTGCGGTCAATCCACAAAGCCGCGTATCTACCGGTTCTTTGCAAAACTTTGTTGTTAGAGCTGATACTTTAGCAGGTGCGACCTCTGTCTCTATCTCGCCTTATCCAATTTTTAGCGGTGCGTTTCAAAATGTCACAAGCACCACGAATAACATTGCAGCAGCGGCAACCTGTACAATCCTGTCTGGCTTAAACAGCGCACAGTACCCACAAAACATTATCATGCACAAATCGGCGTTTACTTTGGCTTGTGCGGACTTAAAACGTCCGACAGGTAACGGTGGTTCTGAAATTGCGAACAGCAAGGCGGCTGGGCTGTCTATCCGTTTGATTAAAGACTGGTATGACGTGCAGAGCGATAACTTTTACACTCGTATCGATGTATTGTACGGTTTTGCCGCACTCTACCCAGAATTATCGGTTCGTTTGACTGGCTAAACAAATACTTAGCCACGTTTAACCGCGTGGCTTTACCAATTTTAAGAGGATTTACCCATGGCAGCACCAAATATCGTTTCATCCCAACTCGCAAGTTTTATGCACATTTCAGCCGTTCAGCTTGCCTTAACGCCGGCAGCTTGTGGAGCAGCAACAGCAACCGAGCAGACATTTACCGTGACTGGTTTATCAGTCGGCGATTCTTTACAAACTCAGGATGTTATCCTGAACGTTTACAAGCAAACTGCACAGACTGGATTAGCGATTGGTTCGAGCCGTGTCAGTGCGGCTAACACAATCTCAATTCAGTTTATTAACCCGACAGCCGGCAGCATCACACCAACAGCGGGAGAGCTGTACACAATCACTGTGTTCCGACCATGTGAAACAGTAGACGCTAACGCGACAGTAGTTTAATACCGCAACACCAGCCCTCAGCAGTGAGGGCTTTTCACATCAAAAAGGGCTAGCCAATGCAAGCAACAGTAAAAGAGCTTATTCAAGACAGTTTAACGATGCTGATGGTGTATAGCCCCGACACGGTACTAACCGCGTTAGAGTCTAATACCGCTATCCGAGCATTGAACGGTTTAATCGAGTCGTTGAATAACGAAAACTTGATTATTAACGCGGTCACAAAAGAAGACTTTACCCTTGTTGGTGGGCAGGATGCTTACACATGGGGCACAGGCGGCGACTTTAACAGCACGCGACCCACGGTTATCAAGGCGTGTACAGCAGCCGTTACTAGCGTGTCGGGTAACGTCGATTTTCCAGTGCCGATTATCCAGTATGACAGCTATGCTGTCATCAAAATGAAAACATTGCAGACCAATTACCCGCAGTACGTTTATGCAGACGGCGGCTATCCGCTCAACACTTTGTATTTTTACCCAGTGCCAAGTAGTGCCGTGCCGGTCACAATTTACAGTTACAAATCATTACCTGAGTTCACAAATTCTAGTGACCCAATTGTTTTTCCAACAGGCTACTATCGTATGTTTGTCGCTTTGTTGGCTATTGAGCTTGCCCCGAGCTACCAAGTGGCAGCGAGTCAAAGCATTATCGACATTGCTACACAAGCTAAGCAGAACGTTATGCTTACCAACAAAAAGATTCTTAC